CGAGCTGAAGGCACAGGGCTTTTCGCATAGCCAGGTTGCAAGAGCGATCCATGAGAGGTTCGGCCGAGAGATAGGGCGCGGCGCCATCGAATCACTGTGCCACCTGCGCGGGATACCGAGCGTGTTCATCAAGAAGCCGCCCCGCGAAAAGAAGCCGATCGACGAGGCATACAACGAGCACAGGCGGAAGATTAAGCGGGTGTTGGCGGTGGATATTGGAGCGAAGAATGCCTAAGCCCCGCAAATGCCGCTGCGGCTGCGGCCAGCCGATACCCGATGGCAACACCCTGCGCATTGCAGCAACGCTCGACTGTGCCCTGAAGATGGCCACGGCTACCAGGGAGAAGCGGGAGCGCAAGGAGCTGAGGGAGGCAAGGAGCAAGACGCGGGCGGACAAGCTGCGCATCAAGAAGCGCTCCGAGTGGATAGCCGATGCGCAAATCGCTTTCAACCAGTACATCCGGGCGCGGGACTACTTGGACGGCTGCATCTGCTGCGGAAAGGCTGCTGATGATGAGGCGTGGAAGCCGGGCGGCTCCTGGGATGCCGGTCACTACCTCTCCGTCGGCAGCCATCCCGAGCTCCGGTTCGACGAGGACAACTGCCACAAGCAAGCGAAGTCATGCAACGCGGGTGCCGGGAAGTACGCACGCAAGACGCATACGGTCAATCAGGCATACCGGGAGAGGCTGATACTCAAGATCGGCATCAAGCGCGTAGAGCGCCTGGAAGGGCCGCACCCCGCGCGCAAATACACCATCCCCGAGCTCCAAGCCTTGATCGCGGAGTATCGGGGGAAGAAGAGAGAGCTGGAGAGGGGGAGAGCGTGATGGGCTTATTCGATCTTGCTGGTTTAGGCATCGCCAGCCAGGGGCAGGCCTGCTGCTGCAGCTGCGACTGCCCGTGCCGGCTGCGGTATGGCAATTGGGGAGGAGCCCTGCAGAACATGACGGAGGAGCAGCGCGCGGAGCAGAGCAGGCGATTCTTCGAGGCGGTGGGTCGACAGCAAGCTATCGCCGAAGAAGCACGCCTACGCCGCGAGGCTGAGCGCTGGACGAGACTGGAGTTTTGACGTGGCCGAACCTGTGAGCGGTAACAGACTTTTAACCATGCAAGAAGTTGTCGAAAGCATGATGCGCGACATCAAGAGACTTTCGCCAGCCGAGCAGGCCTTGTTCGCCTACAACTTGCAGGTCGGCATCGGCGGATTTCCAAGAGACAGTGCGGGGGAGGAGAGGATTAGAAAAGCTCTTGCGGACGAAAATAGAGCAAAAATCAAAGACGATTGACGACATTTGGCGAAGATGTGCGATAATTACCCCAATTTCAGGGGGTAGCCATGATCAAAGCCATCAACGATGTAGTTATCATCGAGCGCGACACCTACCAGGGCAAAATTATTGCCCCTACCGAAAAGATGTGCCACGGCACAGTCATCTCCGTTGGCCCCGGCGCATGGTCGGCCAGCATCCACGATATAGACCCCATCACCGGCCAAGTCGAAGAGAAATGGCGCCCAACGTCTGTTAAAGTCGGAGAACGTGTATGCTTTAGCCTGGATAAGGGCGAGGAGCACGTTATTGAAGGCCGGCATGTCGTGGTGATGCGCGACTCGCACATTGCGTGTGTGATCGAGGACGAGGTGGCGGCCTAAATGAAGTCCGGAGAGAGCCGCGCAGATGCTAACCGCAGGGTCCGCCGAGAGGCGTTGCGCGACCAATTGGAGGCTAAGGGCCTCGTTCAGAAAGTGATTGAAACCGCTGAACAACTCGTAGACTTGAGCCTTCCGATGGATAGTGTGGAAGTTCAAAGACTTAGAGCGGGAAATGATGCCCGCCTTAAGCTAATCAACAAATATTTGCCCGACGCCAAAGACGATCAGAACCTTAACATCGGAGGCAATTTAGGCCTCACCGATATGACCGAGGCCGAACTTGACCGCCGTCTTGAGCAGCTTGAGCAGGCAACAAAAGCTTGAATACATCGCGCTGCTGGAGGAAAAGCAGCGGCGCATGAAGGACCGTAGCGCGCAGATCGACTACGGGAAGATGTACGAGTGGCAGCGCAAGTTCAATTTGGCCACGGCTGTTCATCACGTTTGCATGTTGATGGCGGCAAACCAGGTCGGGAAGAGTCGCACCGGCTGCCTGATTGACGCGTTCCACCTGACCGGCGACTACCCGGAGGATTGGGAGGGGCACCGGTTCGAAGGACCCACGGTTTGCTGGCTGCTGGGGTACTCGGGCGAAAAGACCCGGGACCTGCTGCAGAACAAACTGTTCGGTCGACTGAGTGGCCAGCAGTTCGAAGGCGGATATGTCAAGGCCGCTGACATCGTGGACTACAAGACGATGACCGGCACGCAGGGGGCGTGTCGAGAGGTACGGGTTAAACACAAGTCGGGCGGCATATCGGTTTGTCAGTTCTGGTCCTACTCGCAGGGCCAGCACGCATTGATGGGCGACGTAGTGGACTGGTTCCACATCGACGAGGAGCCCAAGGACAAGGCGATCTACCCGCAAGTGCTGACGCGAACCATCAACGGGGACAAAGGCCGCGGCGGCAGGGGGATTCTGACCTTTACACCAGAGAACGGCAGGACGGAGTTGGTAGTGCAGTTCATGGACACGCCCGGGGAGGGCGACTACCTGCAGCGCGCTACCTGGGATGACGCGCCGCACCTGTCCGAGGACACCAAGATACGGCTGCTGGCCCAATACCCTGTCTGGCAGCGAGATATGAGGGCCAAAGGTGAGCCACTACTCGGCGCCGGCCTGATATTCGACATAGACGACAACAAGATCAAGGTGCCGGCGTTTGAGTGCCCTGATCACTGGTACTTGATCAACGGGATGGACTTTGGCTGGGACCACCCGCAGGCCCATGTACAACTCTGGTGGAACAAGGACGAGGACGTTGTGTATCTCGCCCATGCCTGGAAGCGATCCAAGACCAAGCCTTACGAGGCGTGGCAGCAGGTCAGAAGCTGGGCCAAAGACATCCCGACTGCCTGGCCACATGACGGTCTGCAGCATGAAAAGACCTCCGGCGAGGATCAGCGCGATGGTTATGCGCAAGAGGGCTGGAAGATGCTGCCCGAGCACGCCACATGGCCAACGGGCGGCAATAGCGTAGAGCTGGGCTTGGTAGAGCTTTACCGGGCAATGGATGACGGCAAGTTGAAGGTGTTTAACCACTTGTCCGACTTCTTTGCCGAGAAGATGAACTACCACCGTGACGAGAACGGTCATGTGGTCAAGGTGCAGGACGACATCATTAGCGCCCTGCGGTATGCCTGGATGATGCGGCGATTTGCCGTGCAGAAGAAGCGCAAGCCAAAGCCTCAAGTGAGGCCGGCTGGCGGGGGATGGATGGGATGAGCAATCCAATAGAGCTACGCGGCTGCGATGACATCTACCGGGCCGGTTATGCCATTCCGCTCTACAGCCTGCGCGGCTTGGTTTGTAGATATTTTGACAAGGATTACGAGGTATCCGAGGAGGAGGCCAAATTGCTATCCACCGAAGACATAGTCGAGCCATATCAAATTGCTCCCACGCTGGAAGCAAAGATTCGCGTAGTTAAATTCTCGGACCTTCAACGAGTATTGGCCCATGGCTGACCAAGACGCTGACGACGACAAAGACGACGGCAAGTCCGGCAAGCAAAAGATCATCGACGCCGCCAAGGATTTCCTTAAGCGCGCGATGGAGGCCGAGACGGAGAACCGCCAGGAGGCGCTAATTGCCCTGAAGTTCTCCAAGCTAGGCGAGCAGTGGCAGGCCAATGACGTCCAGTCCCGGCAACTCGAAGCGCGCCCCTGTCTGACCATCAACAAGATCGAAGCCTATTGCACCCAGGTTACCAACCAACAACGCCAGCAGCGCCCCCGCATCAAGGTCCACGCCGTCGATAATGGCGCCGACAAGAAGATTGCCGAGATCATCGCCGGCATCTGCCGCCACATCGAAGTCAACTCGGCCGCCGACACCGCTTACGACACCGCGTTCGATTCCGCCGTCCATATTGGCTGGGGCTATTGGCGTATCCGGCACGATTACATCAAAGAGGACAGTTTCGATCAGGACATCTTCATTGAGACGATCGATAACCCGTTCTCGGTCTATTTCGACCCGATGAGCACGCTGCCGGACGGCTCGGACGCCCAGTTCTGCCTGATCACCGACCAGCTCACCAAAGCCCAATTCCGCCAGATGTACCCGGGCAAGGACGACGGCTCCAGCTTCAACAATACCGGCCAGGGTGATGAGATGGCTGAGTGGATCAGCGCCGATAATGTGCGGATCGCTGAATATTTCTACGTCGAGAGCAAGCCGGCCACGCTGGTGATGCTGTCCAATAGCCAGACCGCCTGGAAAGACGAATTGCCCAAGGCGCCGGCAATGCTGCCCGATGGCGCCACCATCGTTGCGGAGCGCGCCAGCCATAAGCGTGTTGTGAAATGGTGCAAGCTGACCGCAATGGAGGTGCTCGAAGAGCGTGTGTGGCCGGGCCGCTGGATTCCGGTCATTCCGGTCTACGGCGAGCGCGTGGTTATTGAAGGTAAGCGCCGCAAGTTCGGGCTGGTCAAGCACGCCATGGACCCGCAGCGGATGTACAACTTCTGGCGGACCGCCACCACTGAGGCGGTTGCGCTGGCGCCCAAAGCCAAATGGCTGATGGCTGACGGTCAGGATGAAGGGTACGAGAACGAGTGGGCCCAAGCCAATATCGCGACCTATCCGGTATTGCACTACAAACAGGTGGATAGCGAAGGGCATGCCACGCCGCCGCCGCAACGCCTGCAGCCCGAGCCGCCACCCTCTGGCGCGATCGAGGCCGCCATGCTCATTGGCGAGGACCTGAGCGCGGTTCTTGGCATCGTCGAGCCCGCCCAGCGCATCGGCGGCAATGTCTCCGGCAAGGCGCTGAACAGCGAGAAGCAGCAATCCGACAACGCCACGTTTAACTACTACGACAACCTGACTCGCTCTATCTGCCATACCGGCAAGATCATCGTCGACCTTATCCCGAGGATTTACGACAACCAGCGCGTAGTCCGCATTTTGGGCGAGGACGGAAGGCCCGACCAGGTCACCATCAACCAGCGTAGCGAGGTAGATGAGGTGCTGAACAACGTCACGGTCGGCCAGTACGACGTCGTGATGGATACAGGCCCCGGCTACAACTCCAAGCGCCAGGAGGCTGTCGAGGCCTTTACCAACATCCTCAACTCTCCGCTTGGCGAAGAAGTAGCTCGCGTGGGTGCCGATTTGGCCATCCGCTCCATGGATTTCGCCGGCTCCGACACGCTGGCCGATCGTCTCGCCGCGGCCAACCCGCTGGCACAGATCGACGAGAAGTCCGACGTCCCGCCACAAGCGCAAATGCAGATCAAGAGTTTGCAGCAGCAGCTGGAGCAGGCCGTCCAGCAGATTCAGCAGCTCGAAATGGAGCAGAAATACAAAATGGGCGTGGTTCAGGCCCAGGAGGCTGGCGCAACGCAGCGCGAACACATCAAGGCGACCGTCAAGGCCCACGATACCGAGTCGCGCGACAACGCCAAGCTGCAGGCCAACCGCGAGGACAATGCGGCCTGGATGCAAGATTCGCAGACCAAGGCGCATACCGCCCTGTCTGTGGCTGAGATCAACGCGGTCAAGGACATCTTGCGGGACAAGTTGGGTGCCGAGGCTGCCGAAAAGCTGGCTATGAAGGCCGATGAAGAAGAGCGCGAGCTAGAGACTGCGTAACCGTACCGGCCCGCTGACCGGGTAAATCCGTGGAGACCTCCATGTCCGAGCAAGAACAGGCAGCACCAGCAGCAGAACCGCAAGGCCGTAGCGATATTCAGACCGTCACCAGCGACACCCTGGATGACTTCAACGCCAGCAAGATGGGTTTGCCCGCTGAGCCACCCGCTGAGGCTGCCGAGGACGACGGCGAGGGCGATACCACACCAGAACCCGAAGCCAAGGTGGTCGAGGACGGTGAAAAGCAGCCCGAACCCGAGAAGCCGCCCAAAAAAAAGAACGGCGTACAAGAGCGCATCAGCGAGGTCGTGGCTGAGCGCAACGCAGAGCGGGAGCGCGCACGCCAGCTTGAAGCCGAACTGGCTGCCCTGAAGGCTGGCAAGCAACCCATCCCGCCGGCGGACCCCGAGGTCGCCAAGAAGCCCAATCCTGCCGATTTCGACGACATCGGGCTCTACGAACAAGCGGTATTGAGCTATACCCGCGAGCAGATCCTGGCCGAGCAGCGCGCCGAGGAGCAGGCCCGGGCCCAGCAGAAGATTGAGCAGAGCTGGAAAGACAAGGTTGCCGCAGCGCGTGAGGCCATTCCGGACTATGACGACGTTATGGCCAATACCGACGTCGAGGTGCATAACGCCGTCAAGGAAGCCATTTTCGAGAGCGACATCGGCCCGCAGATCGCCCATCACCTGGCCGCCAACCCGGACGTAGCCGCAGCGCTCAAGGCTATGTCGATCGCCAGCCAAGTGCGGGAGATTGGGAAAATTGAAGCCAAGCTCACAAAGGAGACGCCTGCAGCCGAGAAACCCGCGGCGCAGCCGTCGCAAGCACCTGCGCCGATTACGCCGATCAAGGCTGCCGCCAGCATGATGGACAACAAGGTGGATGCCGATAACGTGTTCCACGGCACCGCAGATGAATGGAAGGCCTTGCGTAAGGCCGGAAAGATCAAGTAATATCGTCGATATGTAGTGAACTTCGCCAACCTGCGGCGTTAACAGGGTAAATTCGTGCCATCTCCACGTTAAAGAGACAACGGTATCAATCGTTTTCTATTTAATGTGGAGGCCTCAAATGGCTAACAATCTCCTCACAATCTCCAAGATCACCAACGAAGCGTTGATGGTGCTGGAGAACGAAACCACCTTTTCCGCCAACGTCGATCGCAATTACGACGACCAGTTCGCCGTCAACGGCGCCAAGATCGGTAATACCCTGAACGTCCGCCGTCCGGGCCGCTTCATCGGCACCTCTGGCCCCGCGCTGAACGTTGAAGACTTCTACGAATCCAGTGTCCCTGTTGTGCTCGGTGTTCCGGCCAGCTACGGCGACCAGTTCCACGTCGATACCCAATTCACCACCCAAGACCTCGCCTTGTCCCTGGATGACTTCTCGGACCGCGTGCTGAAACCTTGCGTGGCTGCCATCGGCAACCGTATCGACTACATCGGCCTGACCATGGCCAAGAACACCGTGGCCAACATCGTCGGTACGCCCGGCACCACGGCCAGCGCGCTGTCGACCTACCTGAGTGGCCAAGCCTATCTCGACGCTGAAGCAGCGCCCCGTGATGGCAAGCGCTCGATCGTTATCGACCCGTTCACCAATGCGGCGACTGTCGACGCGCTGAAAGGCCTGTTCAACCCGAGCCAGCAAATCAGCGATCAGTACCGCAAGGGCCTGATGGGTCGCGATTCCAGCGGCCTGAACTGGTATCTGGACCAGAACGTCGTTACCCAGAACTTCGGCACCTACACCGGTACGATTACCGCCAACACCACGGGCGCTTTCACCGGCTCGATCAGCACCGGCTGGCAGTCGACTTCCACCATCACCCTGACCAACAGCGCCACCAACGCGCTCAAGCAGGGCGATGTGTTCACCATTGCCGGCGTCTACGCGGTCAACCCGCAGAACCGCCAGTCCTACGGCAAGCTGCGCAACTTCGTCGTTACCGCCGACGCAGGCGCTGCTGCGGGCACCTACTCGGTCACCATCTCCCCGGCAATCATCACCGGCGGCCAGTTCCAGAACGTGACCGTAACGTCGACCAGCGCGACCGCTTCGGTGACTATGATTGCCGCAACGGGCGTCAGTGGTCCGCAGAACATCATGTACCACCGCAACGCCTTCACCCTGGCCACCGCTGACCTGGAAGTACCGCGCGGCGTTCACTTCGCCGGCCGTGCCGCCTCGAAAAGCTCGGGCCTGTCGATCCGCGTCGTCAGCCAGTACACGATCGCGAACGATGCGATCCCGACGCGTCTTGATGTGCTGTTCGGATGGGCGCCCCTCTACCCCGAGTTGGCTGTTCGCGTCTCGTCGTAACCCTTTGCGCCCTCGCAAGGGGGCTCCTTCTATAGGAGAAAGACCATGGCCAATCCGGGCCCCGCAATTACCACAGGCAACAACGCCCAAGTCGGCTACCTGGCCCAGAACCTTCGGGTGCTGGGTAAGGCGATCGGCGTAAACGTCAACGCAACGGGCGATCAAGCAGTTATCCCGATCATCAACTCCAGCGCGTTCTCGGTGAAGCAAGTCGTATTCACCAACGCTTCGATCAGTCTCACGACCGCCGCCGCCGGCCTGTTTACGGCGCCTGGCGCAAGTGGCGCGATCGTGGCCAACGCAGCACTGAGCGCGCTGACCGGTTCCACCGTCGTTTCGGAGCGCACCGTTGCATCGACTGCCGTGCAGACCGGTGACTACCTGTACCTGAACGTAGGTACGGCACAAGGCGCCGCGGCAACGATGGACGTCTACATCTACGGGTACGACTTCTCGCCGTCCTGATCCACGTGCTTGGGGGCGTCGGCCCCCTTTTTTCTAGGGCTCTGCCATGGCGCGCACACCGTCGTTTCGTCCTACAGGTTTAACCCAGGCTTTGTCGGTTGTCGCCACGTCTCATGCGGCGGTCGCCTTCACCCAATTTAACAACGATGTCACCGCCTATATCGGCCTGATCAATACAGGCGCGGTCGCGGTGGCTGTACGCATCACGCAAGACGGCGCCGCAGCTCGGCTACCCGTTGACGGTACGCCGGGGGATTTCGTGCTTCCGCCGCTGATGCAATTTCCCATCGTTCTGCCTTGCGGGTTCAAGACGCCGCAAATCACGGCCATCGGTGCCGCTGCCGGCCCGAGCCTCATTTACGCAACGCCGCTTGAGTCGGCCTGAGGATCGAACATGTCTACCAATCCGGGTCCGGCCAGCACGGTAACCACCAACACACAACCCCTGACCAGTGGGGAGTTTTCCAGCGAGATCGCATCGACCTTCTCGCTAACGAAGCGCGCCCGAAATATTGCCTTCCTGGGCGATTCGAACACGGATAACGGCTTCTTTCCGTCCAACGGGTCGGTACGGCTCACGAACGTGTCGAGCGCCAAGTTCTTTACCGACGTGCTGCCCTTTGCCTGGGCTCAGGCGCAGGAAGGGCTGGACTTCGACAACCTGTACAACTTCGCCGTGAAGGGCAAGACCTGCCAGGATGCCCTGGGCTGGCTGGATCAGGTAATTGCTGCGCGGCCCGATGTCTGCGTTGTGGGGTTTGGCCAGAACGAGGCCAGCGCCTCGATGAATGTCGGCGTGTTCGCTACCTACATGGGGCAGATTTACACGCAGCTAATCCAGGCCGGCATCTACGTGATTGCGCTGTTGTGCCCGCCTTATGGCGCACCGGGCAACGTCAACAACACGCAGGCCAAGGTGAATCTGGTCTCGCAATACAACCAGTTCATCGTCAATTTCTGGAAGGGCAACACGCTGACCGGCGCATCGGTGGACATCTTCACCGGCATGGCGGACACCACCGTGGCGCGTGCTCCGTGCAAGACCAATTACTTCTGGGACCTCGCGCAAGATCCGTCGATTCACTATGCAAACTTGGCCGCAATCGCCGCGGGTGCTGCGCTGGCCCCTGCACTGACGCCGATCATGGCGTTGAAGCAGCTGCCGATTAACAACAATGACACCAAGGTGCTTAACCCTTGGTCGACCAATATCCTCGATAACCCGTGCTTTATCGGCACCAGCGGCACGAAAGGCACCGGCACTACGGGCACCGTGGCCACTAACTGGAATACGCTGGGCTCGACCACGCACGTTACGGGTGTTGCGCAGATCGTCGCGCCGCTGACTGGCGTCGGCAACTCGCAAGAAGTCGTGTGGACCAGTGATGCCACCGGCGGCAATGGCTTCATCTATACCGATGGCGTGCAGTCTCGCGCTGTCCTGGGCGACAACCTGCAAGGCGGTGTGCTGATACGCATCTCCGGCGCGACCAACCTTATTCAGCTGAAAGTGAACTGGGCCGACAACGTTGGCGGATCGTGGGAGTGGGGTTCGACCAACAACAACGGCACCGGTGGCGGTTCTGAGCGGCAGCCATTGCCCTCCGACTTCGTACTGAAGTGCGTGCTGACGCCGAAGGCCTCCTGGAGCTATAGCGGATCGCCCACGCTACGGCTGTGGGT